AAGCTGATCATGTTTGCTGATTGCCTCCACATTGAGCTTTTTGAGATCTTCCTTCCCCTGAGATAGATTCTTTTCGCAGATCTGCATCCTTTTATGAAGCTGGTCTGTCATTGTCTTGCTCAATTTATTGTTTTGCATAGCGACTCCTGATCAGAATTCTTGGGCTCATTGATTTATTGGCTGTGCGGGCGGCTTGTCTTTCCGCTCTCAAAACGTTCATCTCATCGATCTTGGAACCTTCATGAAGCATGTTTGAGATTGTCCGCTTGTCGGACAACCTTTCCTCTGTTGCCATATCGTGAGGCGTATCGGTCAGAACCAGATGCCCGTCAACGTTCTTTGTTGCTCCCGTCCTGTGGCCGCGGCTAAAAAACTGATCCAGCGTTGACCAGCTATGAGCGCCGGACGCCACGCCAATCGCCGTCGTTGCCCCATAGGGGCGATCTGACTCTCCGGTGTGATGGATATTGAGCCCTTCGGTTCCGGCGTCGGTATGGATGGCAAATTTGACCTTTGGATCCGTGAGATATTTCTGTTTGTTCCCCTCGATATCTTCCTGCTTAACCCGTCCCGTGAAATGGGTTGACTCGAATTGGGGATAATGGGTTTTTAGGAATTTCTCAATCTCTCCAACGGTTGAATAGTTTTTGGCATACAGAATCACTTTTTCTGTCGGATCCTTGGTTGCCAAGTGATCATCAATAATGGATTTGATTTTGGTGTATTTGTCATTGTTAGCCATGGGAGTATCGTTCAAGATCTTAGTGATCTTCTGATCCCTCTCCATTGGCGTCATTTTTTTATCCAGATATTTAGCCTGAACTGCCTGATATTTCCCGCGCTGATTCTCGGTTAATTTGACATTGTGAGTATGGAATCTGAATTCAGACCCTTCGATCTTCTTTTTTACCGTATAAAGCTGGTCATCCAATTCAGCGTTGAGAATGTCCTGCAATTTGTCCTTTAATCCAGCGCCCTTATGCAAGCTCTTGTATTTTTCCATAAAAGCCCGCTGGTTGCTGTATTTCTCGGGATTCATCACGTTCAGATGGAAATAAAGCTCTGATAAGTCATTTGGTGTCGGTGTTCCGGTTCCGGCAACGTAATAATCTGCGGCCTTTGCGATCTCAGCCAATCCACGGCTCATCTGGGATCCAGCCTCTTTTTCGGCCTTGGATGGAGCTTTATCCCCTGCCCGCTGTGTGATCCGGTGAGCCTCGTCAGCTATGACCATATTGAAACCCGCGTTCTTAATGTGATCGCGGTCAAAATGAAATTTCTCTTTGTTGGTCACAACAATAGTATTGGGATCTGAATTATAGAGCTTTTCGCGGATTTTTTTATCCTGCTTCCCGACGATGACAACCTTGTATTGGCTGAACTTGGCGACTTCTTTTGCAAAGTTACCCATGAGCTTACTTGGCATTGTGATAATCGTCTTGACGGGTTTTCCGGTTGTTTGTTCCAGATGGGCTTTTTGAAGGATATAGGCGAAGCTCTTGCCCGTCCCAGCCTCAAAGTTCATAAAGATTTTTTTTTCTTTCGCCAATAGAAGCGCCGCGGCCTGTTGCTCCGGCGCTGGCTGAACCTTGATCATGGTATTTGCATCGGATCCCTTAATAAGCGGATTTATCCCTATCGGCAACCAATCCGGAGTATTCTCCCGCAGATTCTTAATACTCTGGGGGGTTGGCTCTCCGGTTAGGCTCTTGAACTGAGCGACAACCTTTTCTTTAATAAGCTTTTTATAGGCGGACGGCTTGACAAACATTTCATAATTCCCGTACCCGTGCCGCTTGATAGTTACATCATTATGCTTGAGCCCCAACCTTTCCATCTTCCGGTTGAGCGCTGGCCTATTCGAGCTTTTAATCCCCAGCGTCGGTTTATTGGCTTTTGTCTGGTAAAGCAATTCTGCGACCATGTGCAACCCGCCCTCAGCCTGACCATAGGAGAGATATGCGCGGGTTGTGTATTGCATCTTTGCCATCTGAGCTTGCTTTGCATTTCCATAGAGCTTTTCTTCGCCCTTCCCAAAATTGGCAACGCGCTCGGCCTGTTTCAAATAGTGATCACCCTGCTTGACGGCATCCAACGCGATTTGATTGCCTTTTCGATCAATATATTCCTCAAGATCCTGAACATGATGCTCATAATCGTCCCCGAGCTTCCCCTTCAAATATTCGGTTGCCAGAACTGCGGCATTGGCCGCTCCAAGCTCTTCCATGAATCTTTCAGAGATAATTGACGTTCCCGCCATTTCTCCGGTGAGACCGTTAATAGCTTCCAACGATCCCTGATTCATCATCCGCTGAATATCTTTGCGCTTTGATCCGCCAGACGTGATTTCATTCCCCTCGGCATCGATCCCGCCGCGGGTTTCAATAATTAGATCGTAATGAGCGGCAATCTCATCCCTGAGCGCTTTTTCATTCTCGACCATTTCCTTGAGATCTGCGGTTGTTATTTTTCTGACTCCTATTATGTCAGATCCGGAATGCGTAACCATGCCTGTATTCAAAATCTTGTTGTATGAGCTTATTTCCTTTTGGTGGGCTTGAATAGCGTACCAAGCGCCCAAAAATTCCTCGGCATTATCCCTGATAGCTTGAGCGATCCGCTTTTTATCCTCAGCCCATGTTGCGTCTGGGACTTCCGGCTGTTCTCCCAGCATGGCTTTTTTGGCTTCTTCAATTATCTTATTCAAAGCCTCTTTGCGCTCTTTCTGAATTTTGTTCATTTCAAGCGCCCGCTCGACAATTTTTTCCGGTTTAGACAGATCCTCGATTTTCTTCTCAATCGCGGCTTTTTCCTTATCCGTGACCTGAGTTTCAACCCCAGCCTTTTCCCTGATCATTTCGTGCAAGCTCTGTTTGGCTTCGACCTTTTCCTTCTGGGCGGTTTCTCTGGCGGTTTCGTATTTTTCAACGTCCTCTTCTGACATTTCTTCGCGGCGGGCTTTGGCCTTTTCTTCCTTTTTCTTGACAGCATCCTCGCGCTTTGCCAGCTCTTCCGGAGTTTTTTCTTCTTGCTTTTCCTTGGGTTGCAAAACTTTATGGGTTAGCCCGCTGTGATCCGGAGCCCACGCGATTGAGGCTGTCCCGTCTGCATGGGGGACAATCAGAATATGACGGCCATGGAGCGGGGAACTCGGATCCGAGACCGTGACCCATTTGGATCCGGCATGTTGCTTCATTAATCCGGATGACCAACTTTTAACAATGTCCAGCGGACGGGTTGCCTCAATGATCTCATGCTTCCCAGCCTTGACCTTGAATTTTTTCTTGGTCTTTGGATGAACCATATAAAATTCACCCTTGGCATTGTTTCCGTCCTTTTTGAGCCCGTAAATACAGCCCTTATCCATGGGATAATATGCTTTCAATCCCATGTCAAGTTTTCTTAAACGCTCTTCACCAATCTTAACAACGCTTTTCCAGAACGATTCATATTCCGATTTTGCCCAATCTGGCGCTTGAATGCTTTTGTAAACAATCCATTGACTGACAGCATCGTCAAAATGATTAAGGCTCTTCTTTAACCAGATAAAGTTTTCGTTCCCGAGCATTGGATCTGGCCGTCGTTAAACGACTCAGTATCTTCTCGCGGTCAGTAATTGCGTCAAACTTCGATTTATGGTATTCCAGACCCTCGGCCATCCTTCTTTTTCGGACAGAATCGGATCCTGTGGTTTTAAGGAACTTGGGGAGCGTTATTCTCATTTTCAGTCTTTCGCCCAAACAGGGATTTGAATATCGTGAAACTTGCACGACGTTATGATAATTGTTCGCAGTTTTTCAAAATCCTCATCCCTGTATTTGGGGACATTATAGACCTCTATCAATTTGATGAGATCCGGTTTGCTCATAGGTTTCATTTCTTACCCGCCTTGATCTTGGCCTTGATAGGCATTTTCTTGGGAGTTGCCGCTTTGGTTCCGCGGGCTTTTTTAGCTGACGCATATTCTGCCTCTGAGGATCCGGCCATTCTCAGGAAATCATTAAAGGTCAATGTTTTGATTGCTTCCTTGTATGCGCCTTCTGGATCTGATTCTTTGTGCATGGCCTGTTTCATGGCAATCTTGCCACGGACGAAATCCGTAATTGTGTCCTTGACATTGAAATCATAGATCTCAACCGTCTTGGCGTCCTGACCTTGCCGGATAATTCGATCCACAAGCTGTTTTTTGTCTGCATACGTCCACGGATCCGACATTGTGATCAACATATCGCCGCCCTTTTGCAGATTGAGCCCGACGCCTCCGGACTTGACGCCCATAAACAGAATCTTTATTTCCTTCCGATTGAAAGCGTCTTTTACCCGATCACGCTCTTTTTTGGAAATAGAGCCTGTTATCAATCCGATTTCGCTCCGTTTGAGCCCCAACGTTTCCAGATCCTTGATATATGCCTCAAACGGCTTAACCAAACTGGATCCAACGATCACGCCCTTGTTATAGGGTTTGCTGATATGGGCTTCGATTAGATCCTTCGCACCATCCCACATAACCGACGTTTCACCGTCCTTAGCTCCATATTTCGGATTAACCATGCGCGGATCAAAAGCGGCGAATCTCATTTTCGTTATCAGAGCGAAAATATGGTTGCTTTCCGTCCCCTTCATTGCCGCGGGGTTCTCGATCTCCAAGAGACCTTCAAGCAATGCCCGCTGAGCGGCCTTGTAATATGTTTTTTGTTTATCGCCCATGGTGAGATTTACGGTCTTGTCAAATCGCGCTGGGAGATCCACGCCAGCGGAATATTTGCTCAATGGCGGCATATATGGCGTAATCCGCGCCCACATGGGTTTCATCATTTCCAGATTGGGAACGGTTTTCTTTCCCATCCCCGTTTCAACGCTCGTATAATAATTGGACTTCCATGCTGTGGCCGTCCCCAGTGCTCCCCTGTGAAGCAAGTTGTTCAGATGGAAGAGATCCATTGGCTCGTTCCGGTCTGGGGTTGCTGTGAGTAGAAATTGGAATTTCTGTTTTACATGCTCTTCATAATTTTTATATATCTTGTTTTGTGGGTTTAAAAGCCCTTTGTGAGCCTCATCGAAAAATACCGCATATTTGCTGGTTTTCTTCATGAGAGCGGCCATCTGCTTACCGCCGCCGCCAACCAATCCATGAGAGGCAACAATCAGGTCGTAACTGTTTTTGTCTGATATCTTGGCAATATCTGCAAGGTTTTGTTTCTCGCCATTTATCAGATAGAGGATCTTGGGCTTTTTACTGAAAAACTTCTCATATTCGGATTCCCATTCTGACATAACCGAAATGGGGAGGAAGCAGAGCCCGCCCTTGATTTCCTTGCTATCCTGTTTGTTTTTTATGAATGCCAGAGAAGTAAGGGTTTTTCCCAGAGCTGTATCGGCGGCATTGACTCCCCGCTCAACCGAATTCATCCAGTTTACATATCGCTTCTGGTAATTAAATAAATCGAATTCTTTCCGCATCCCTGCGATCCGCTGTGATTTTTCAGATTTAAAGGCTTCTCTGGCCTTGGACTCAAAAGCTCCCATATCTTGAGCGGATGAAGCCACCTCTTTGGCATGGGCATAGATGTCTTTTTTCCCTGCAACGATTTTTGTTCCGGATATGATGGATCTAATCCCCGCATGACCGCCATCGGTCTGCTCATTCTCTTTTGTGATCATGCCCGTTAAAAGAGCGGCCATCTTATCTTTCCCAAATCGATCATTGGGTTGGGGGGGAGCCATGGGATGAACTGACCAGCCTTTCGGCGCATTCATGTGCTCCAGTAGAATTCGCATTGCGCTTCTGAGTGATCCCTGTCCCCTGATTGTATCATAATATTTCTGGGCATTCCCTCTATCCAGAATGATTTTCCCTTTAAACTCGCCTCTGGAAGATATCCGGAAAACGTTTGCTTCCTTCAACGCGGCAAAGATTGCCAGCGCGTCCGTTTCACTTGGATCTGGGGAAGTGAACGTGCTTGGTTTAAGCGCTCCGGATCCTGATTCTGCTTCCTGATCGGTGAGATACTTTTTTGCCCCAGATTCAATGGATCTGATCGCATAATTATAATCTCTTTGAAGTTTTTTCTTCTCGTCCTCAGAGACTTTATTACTCCCCAGCAATAAGCCCCCTGTAATAATGTCTCTCTTATTACTTTCCAACCAGCCAACATATTTATCCAATTCCGACAAGGGGATGAATTTTGCCCCTTGGGGACGTTTCCCATACCGGACTCTCCCCTTTTCATCAACCCACCAATTAACGGATCCGCGGGAACCTGCATCTTCGATTTTTGTTGCTTCGCGCTTAACCCAAACGTCGCGCTCAACTTTCGTCATTCCCTCAAATTGCGTCGAAGTGACTTCTTCGATCCCCAATTTATCAAATTTGGCCTCAGCCTCGCTTTCCAACCTGTCTAATAATGCCCATTCTTCGCTCTGTTTCCTATGCCTCTCGATTTCCAACTCTCGCTTTGTTTTTTTCTTTTCTTTCGGCGCGGGTTCTGGCGCTGGCTTACCCACCACCTCGGAAGCAGATTCAGCCGCGGATCCCTGAGCCCGCTTTGTCACAGCAACTTTATCGAACCTTTCAACCAGATTCCCGAGATTTTCCCGCTTTATGTACCAGTTTTGAGAATTCTTATCCCATTGAGCGCCCGCGGCCTTGATCTTATCCTTGATTGCCGCCCATTCAACATTGCCATATCGATAGTCATATTTCACAACATAACTGCCGTCAGCCGTCCAACCTCTGAACCATGGGCTTTTTGGCATCGGAACCTCGACCCTATCAATCAGAATAGGTGTACTGCTTTGCACCTCGTCAGCCGCATAGGTGTATTTATAGCGTCCTGCGGAGCCTTCCCTCTTGATATACTTGTGATCTGGCTTCATGAAGTTGCTGATAGCCTTGCGGATCCGTTTTTTAATACCCTTTTGCTTTTTCACGTTGACAGATTCGAGATATCCGCCTATGGAACCGCCTCCCTCGAAATAATGAACTGCATATTTCATCTGGCGGTCAATCTTTTTCATTTCCTCTGTGATCATGGAGACTTTTTGAGCCATGATCCGAAGCTGGCCGTTTTGCTTTGCCATGGCTGGGAGAAGTTTCGCGCCGTCCTTGGCCTGTAATCTCTCCATGAGACCGCCGAACTCTTCAAGCAATTTCGTCATATCGCGCTTTAGGCTTTGCTGGCGCTGTTTGGTTGCTTTCATATCGATGGCTGACTTCCCCGCTGGGAGATCAAAAAAGCTGGTTTGGGTTTGTGCTGATTTGTACTGGCCGACGATCCCTGAAAGTGCTTCTGTGCTGAGATTGCCCGCATTCAGTTTCTTGAGAACGTTTTGCTGGAATTCTGGTCTTAATCTCGCCTGTGCAATGATAACGCCGTGATTAATCGGGATGGATCCGGTTTTGACAAGATGCTGTAACATGGGGATAAGCTCCAAGAGCGCCATGCGTCTTTCAACCGTGACCGGACTCGCTCCGATCTTTTTGGCAATCTCATCAATCTCATAACCCGCATCGAATAGCTTCCGGTATGCGGTTGCCTCTTCCATGGGGTTCATTTCTTTTCGGCCAACGTTCTCGGCCACCTGAATCGGTGCAATGTCCTTCGGATCTGTAATGTGATAGACCTTCGCCCGCGTAGTCTCGATCCCTGCGCTTGTCATAGCCCGCCAGCGACGTTCTCCGGCTATGATGATATAATGACCATCCTTGGCCGGATCTGGCCGCACAGCGATATCCTGAATCAATCCGATCTTTTTTATAGACTGACCAAGCTCGACAATACTGCTTTGCTCGAAATCCTTACGGGGTTGCTCCGGATCTGGGGTAATATTGGCAATCTGGATCTCTTCATTCGTGATCAGAGTTTTGGCCGTCCGGACAAAGCCGAACATGTCCGGCGCTGACTCTTTAACCTGATTCGCGTCCTCAGCATACTTATAATCGTAATTCCCAGCGGATCCAGTTCTGGAAATGTATTTGTGGTCTGGCTTTACAGATCCGACCCGAGCTTTCATCATAAGTCTGAGGGGGTACATATTATTTCACCAATTTGAGACGGTTTGAAAGTGTTTTGGCTCTTTTGGGGGTTTGCTTCGCCCATCCGCTGTCAAGCATTTCAACCGCGGCATTCTCATACTCGCCGTGAGACAGATAATCAATCGTTTTCCTGAACTTGGCAAAGCCAGCGACCCCAAGCTGGTAACACATTTCCATGACAATGTTTTGGGCTTCGCTGGGCAGATTCATGAACCATGGGAATCGTGCTGGGATCTCAATGATCAATCCCAGAATCTTTTCCATTATGATGACATTGCAGACGGTTTCGGATAGATTCAGATCTTTAATGGCAAAGCCATAGCCAATCGTTTCAATCCCGAGCGAATCCTTATAGACGGTTGGAACATATCCCTCATGTTCTCTCAGGCTTTTAAGTAGGTCTTTTATGTCCATTTTATTTCCTTTTTAGCATTCCGGTGATAAACGCCTTCAATAATGTTGAGAAATCAATGTTTAAGGCAAACTTTTTAACTCCGGAATCGATTTTGATCTCTGTATAGAAATCCTTGGCCTTGGGTTTAAAAGCGAATCCGTTTCCTTCATAGCGCTTTCCCTTATTCTCCCCAGCGGTATAGATCATCATGTTCTTGCCATGATCTGAGAAAATGACCGAATCCTGATTATGCTTCGTCCCGAGCAATTTAATCTCATCGGCTGAGATATCGGGAACTAAAACCATGAAACTATCTTCTTCGCCCTGATAATGGCCTTTGACCTTGCTGAATTTATATCCTGCCATGATTAGGTCATTTTTAAGCTCTTCTGATCTGGCCGCGATCTGTTTATCAGACAGCTTCACATCTTCCGGATCCGCGGGGTTGCGTCCGGCGCTGACAATGCCAACGCGGGAATATTTGAAGAGGGTTGCGACTTCTTTCTCATTCAACTTGATTTCCCCCCCCTCACCGATCTCACCGCGCTTGGTTTTCTCCACAAGCTCTTTTGAGAGCGGCTGGATTTCATCGCCCTTCAAGAGCTTATACCATGGCTCATTTTTAAACTGCTTGATATCCACATTGGGATCATTGGGGATATTGCGGCTGGTCAATGTATTACTGACTTGCCGAGCTTCTGCGTGATCCAGACCGAATTTCTTCACAAGATAAGCGTCCAGATCTCCCTTTGTGGTCATCCCGCTTAATTGCATGGCGGCTTTCCGCTCTTCCTTGGTTTCAGTCTTTAGCATACCAGCGACCTTGAAAGCGGCGGATCTCCAATCTGCGGCATGTTTGACCGTTTCCTCGAAATCCGGCTTCTTTACGTTCTGCTTATCGTCGGCCTCTACTGCGTCCCACTCGGCTTTTAGTTGGGAGCGGGTTTTAAGAACATCGGGATTAATAATTCTCGTTTCACCTTCAAGTGGTAATCTAACGGCATCATATCCATTTTCTTTTGTCCAGTTAACCGCTTTTTGATATTCAACTTCTAAATCTCTCCAAATTTGCCTATCGCCTTTATCTAATGTAGGGGAATAATCGTTTAACTCTTTATACTTAACATTTGGGACATCCGCATAATCAACAACTTTAGCATTTTTTGCAATAACAAAAGCTTCAACCTTTCCGCCTTTTTGTTTAACAAAATCTTCTGCTACATTTTTTCCTTTTGATACTGAAATACCAGCGTCTTTTATTTGTTCAGGAATTATATCT